CGGCACCTCGGTATACAAGACTGAATCAGCTTCTGCTTCGTCCGCGAATTTTAGGTAGTAGTCAGTAAATGTCATATGATTCGTAGTCAGTTGATTTTAGGAGGTGAGTGCTTGCAGTTCAGTGTCAGAAAGCGCGACATTGTAAAGTGCGACTCGCTTGATGTGACCATTGAGTTGGTTTGTTGTTGTAATTCCACCAATAATCAACGTGTCCACTGCACCGATTGAACTGGCACTTGTGTCAGTCTGCACTGCATTGCCCGAGGCTGTAAAAGCTACGTCATTGGTGTCGTAACTCACAGCAATTTTACCAGCAGACGCGCTACTAGTTATTAACGTATCAACCGTGTTTGTGCCTCCCGAGTTAGCGTAGACTCTAAAACCGGTCGCCTCGGTTGCCGCTGCACTCTGTTTGTACAATTGCAGTGCCTCACTTCCGGTTGAATTTTTGATGACCCAGCAGCCCGGAAAGCTCCCCGAGCCTCCGGTAGTCTCACTCATAACGCTCACTGGTCCTCCCGTGTATCCAAAGTCCGCAACTGAGCAAGAGTCAGCTGCGCGACTGACACTGGAAGAAGTAGTTTTTATGTAACTGCTCACGCTGGATGACTGCTCAGCCATCTGTCCGAATAACAACAATCCAGAGTAATCGTCTCCGGTCCAGCTTGGAGTATTATCGGACTGCATTAATCGTATTTCTAAATGAGTGCTGGTATTTGATGCTGCAGTCCCCGTCACGCTGCAGCGGTAAAAGCCATTGCCAACATCTTCAATTTTAGCTGTCCCATAATCCACAGTGCCGACTGTGCCGTTGACTAAATCAAAGCTTGCTTGAGCTGGCATTACTGCAGTGCTTGCTCCGCCAATGCGAACAAAATTGCATCCAGATGCTTTCGCAAAAACGCTCATTGTGTACGTTTGACCAGAGACTACAGTCAATGACTGGCGGGTTATATGGTCGCCCGCTGAAGAAGTTGCCGTGACCAAATCCGCTGCAAGCTCGCCAGTCGGGGCGATTCCAGCATTGCTGGTAATTGCCACAAATTTGGTAAAGTCAGAGTTCGTCCAGTCCTCTGAGTAAGTCAGTAAATTTGAAACTTGGCTCTCCACCAGAAGTCCAAGTGCCGTGCCAACTGACTGACCATCAGCAGCGTATTCAAACCGTGGCTCGTTGGCAGCGGCTGTTTTTAAAACTGGCGAATACGAGCGGCTTATCTGGGTCGTAGTCGGGGAGTCGTAAACTTTGGAATTCGTGCTACTGAGCTGGACCCCCCAAGCATACATAGTCTGACCAGTAGAGTTCCAGCCGGTATCGTAGCCGCTACTACCAACTGCCGTCCCGTCGCTTATGCCTACAAAAGCTAGAGTGACCCCAGAACTAACTGTAGCTGTTAACGTGAGTCTATACCAATCAGACCCTAACGCAGTGACCGTGCTTGACGGGTTTGTCACCGAACCGTATGAGCCGTGTGTGCTGGTTCCGGCGCTAAAATCAACCATCGCATATGCGATGTTGTTGTTGCTCTCTCGCACGCTGATAAAGCCGTGACTTGCAGTTCCAGATTTTAGGTGAGCGACCATTGTGTGGGTTCCGGCGCCAGTGCTTGTTGACTGTTGTAAAGCTGGAGATGCATTAGCGTCAGTGGTCGCAGTTAATAGCCACGCTGTAGAGTCTCCAGATGGACTGGTTTGACTGCCAGTTGGAGTGCTTAAGTCCGTAAAAACAGACCAAGTAGTGCCTAAATCTTCGGACTGCTTAAGCAGATTCTCAGAGGACAATGCTTTCTCTGAGGACATATACGTCCCGCCAGAACTTCTACTGTAGCTGAGACGCGAGTCGAGCTTATCGGAGCCACTATTGAACACTAGGTTCAATTTGGGCCGCTGTTGTGGGAAGTTAGAACTGTAGTCAGACATGATAATTTTTTAAGCTTTAAACAATTTTAAGTGTTCCAGAATCGTTGTAAACCTCGCCAGCAGAGAGACCAGTCGCAGAGGTTGGTAGGTTAGTTAAATCAAGCGTGCCAGCACTCAGATGCGAGCGTGGTGTCAGTAGCTCAACACCACCGGTCTGGGTGCCAACGAAATCGTTGCCGCTAACGTCGAGAAGTTTACCAGCGGACTGGTTGTAATTCTCAGCCCGAGCGTCGAGGACGCTGCCGATTTGGGTTATGCGAATGTTGCGTAACGCAAAACTTTCGCCAGCAGCATTATCTCTAGTAAGCGAACCGTTGTCTGCCGCGTTCAATCTGAAAGTGATATTGGAGCCGGTGGGCCAAGTAACATTTGTCGAAAAACGAACCCACGTATTTTTCGCCAGTGAACCCGTGTAAAAAAAATTGCTCCCACTTGTCGAATACCTCAACGCCAATTCATCGACAACCGAATTGCTGCTCGGAAAAAAAACATCAAACTCGATTTTGAAAGTTTTACCCCCGACAAACCCAAGACCAGCTTTTTGTAAATAATGATGACTAGTACTGCCGTCGAGCGTTAACTGTATGTTATCGCTGTCTCCTCCGACTGTGCTTGTGGCATCAGCGGTTCCATTTCCATCAGTCCAGCCATCGAGACTGTCCGCACTGAAATCACTGACATATGTAATAGCCCCCGTCGATTCCGCAAAGCTATCTCCAAGCTGCCCGTTGCTGTAGACCTCGCGAACCTCTGCGGCTGAAAGCTCTTTGTTGAAAAGTTTTACGTCTCTGATTTCGCCTTTTGCTTCGGTTCCGTTGTTAAAGCGTGCCAATTCGACCGGCTGGGAAGTGCTTTGCATGCCCACATAACTCGCTGAACTACGCGTTACATTCGACTGCAATTTACCGTTGATGTATAATTCGAAATTGCCAGACGCTGATGCAGACGAAAACGAGTTAGAGCTGTTAGGACCAGCTCCAGCGTAGGTCATTGCTAAGTGCGTCCATTTATCCTCGCGGTTCGTTATCACCTCGTCGCTTACAACACTAGCAGCGTTGCCGTCTGACCCCATCAAAACCGAACCCAAATAATCGCTACCACTTACATAAAATAACCACTCACGAGTAGCGGTTGTGGTGTTGTATTTTGACAGCACTGGGAAATTGGTTGCGTCCTCCATTTTCACCCACGCGCTGACTGAGAACGGAGTATCATCCGTGCCGTTGGTAAAACTGAATGCATCGTTGTCCGCAAACTCAATGTAATCATTAACCCCATCAAACCGCATCGTCGGCCCATTGACCGGCATTGGCTTGCCGACTGCTGCGGTCAACTGTCCGTCAACAGTTAGGTCATCGACCACCACACCCGCTGACGATTGAAATGCCAGATCGCCAAGCTGCCCATTAGTGGGAACCTCGTTTGCTGCGGTGCCTACGTTGGGTATTTCAAGCGTGGTTTTTCCTTCATCAACCGTTCCTTTGCCATCAAGGATATTTGCAACGTCAGGAACCTTTTGCCATATCGAACCATCATAAACCACGGCATCACCAGTACTGAAACTAATTGATCCTGCCCCAAAATTTACGGAACCAGAATCCGAAGCATAATACACATGACCTGCTGTTCCAGATCCATTGGCAAGCGTTGGGGTATTAGTAGATGCTGCCCATGTTCCTTGGTAACTAAATGCGGAAGCAGGTAACTGCTCAATGTTTAGTTTATTTGAGGCATCAAGTGTCGCTAATTTGTACGTGCTTGGTGATGCTTCAAATTCATCTGCAACAGTATTTAAAAAATCAGATTTCAGGATCTTTCTTGCACCCCCGACTGATCCTGAAAGCATAATGTAATCATCAGCATTTAGGCTGCTTGCACTGTTTGGTAAATCCTTGACTCGTATGTAAGTTGGCATTTTTTTTGAAATGTTTAATCTTCGCTGAAGGCATGAATCACCGTGCCGTCATCAGTGATTATCAATTGCTCGCTGATTTGTGTCTCAATCGGGTTAAATGTACCTTCCTGACTAATAGCCTCTGATCCTGCTTGTCGCAGAATGTCGATGATTGCAAAACCTAATCCGAAAAGACTCATGTGGCTGAAGCAAGCAGACCATGAATTGGGCCAGTTGAGGTGACTTGAATTGCCGTGATGTTATAAGGCAAAAAAGATCCTGCTGGATAAGTTCCTGCAAGATTGCCTTCAGCACCTGTTGCTGTCGCACTTGCCACGGTTGCGTCACCGTAAAAATAAACACCTAGCAGATTCAGCCCCGTGTAGCTTGTGCCTGATGTAAGAACTTTTGGACGATAAGGTCCATTGCTTAAATTGATTTTGGAGAGAACATCAAACTCTGTATCCTCTGCTTGAATAAGTGGGGCTGAAAAATCTCTGCTTGGCATATCAGTTTTTTAAATTTGTAAGCATGGGGTACAGAATTAACTGCACCCCATGCATGGTTGGCGATTAGTGGACTTAGCTGGATGTGACTGTGAGACGCTTAACGCCTTCAGAGTTTGTAATCGCGAATTGTCTGTTCCAATCCACTGCGACAATATCGGATCGAGAACCTTCCTCGCGGTAAGTTCTTACGGATGTGATCCCCCCACGACCAGTTGTAAAGGTCTTGGCGAATGATGGATCTTCCATGGTTGGGTTTTGATCAGCATAAAACAAGAAAACGTCAGATCCAACGAATCGTGCTTTACTCTTGGTTGCTTGTGGTTGTGCTGAGTTGTAAAGCAAACCACCGATCTGAATTTCGCAAGGGAAAATCAGAACATTGCTAACCATGTCCCGTGTAATGCTGGCAAAACCAGACTTGAATCGAGCCTGAGTTTTAGCGTTGTCACGCATGATCTGCCAAGCAAGGGTTCCCATCAGGATGCGGTTAGGTCTGCGACCCAATGCAGTTTCCAATGCTACCAACTGCTCGTCAAGCTGTTCAATGGGATCAGTGCTTGCGTTCCAAGTTCCTTTACCACCTTCAGCAGATACATTTGCTTTGATATACGTGAATAGATCCTTTTCGTTGCTCAAGGTTGCGGATGAAAGCAAAGAACGAACTTTGCTCTGCTGCAAGCCGACAAGATCAGCAGTGTCTTCACGCTCGAAATCATCAATGGGATTTTCCAAAGCATGAGGCTCAAGGTTCAACTGACCGTCAGAGGCAAGCCATGGAATCCTTGTAGCAGGTCCACCGATTGCTCTCTGGGTTTCATAAGTCTGCCATGAATTGACTTCATTGTAAATCTTGTAGCGACTCCTTGCGGATGGGGCTACAACCTGTGGGGCAATAAAGTTTGCCTGTGAAGACTCAAGATCTGGAATGATCGCTTGAGCGTATGACGTTAGTAATGGGTTTCCTGATGCGCTGCTTATTGCACTCATTATTTTTCCTTTGTTTTATGATTAAGCAGTCACACCAGAAACGTCTAGGAGACGCACTTTAATCATGGCACTGTTAGAGCCTGATTCCAAAGCTTGTGCTGCAAAGTTTTTACTGGATGCGGTCGCCTTGAAAGTCCCATCAGTGTGAGTCTGAAGAAACGTCCCAGCGTTAACAGTTCCTGCCGTGCTGTGAAGCTTGGCATAAACCACTGCATCAATCCCTGCCAATGCTACGCTTGACTTGCTACCTGCTGCTGCACCATCAGTAATAATGCCGATAGTGTCAGTTGCGGTTGAAGATGTTTGAAGTGCTGCTTTGCCAGAAGAAAACTTCACGGCATAACCTTCCTTGTCGGTTTGATCTTCGTTCGCTTCGAGCGTGACGAGTAACTGTTGTTTACTAATTCCGTATTGCATTTAAATTCCTTTGATTAAGCTTTGAAAACGTCAGGTTGGCTTTCACGAGCGAGACGAAAAGCGTCTTCACCAGAGATTGCTGGGTTCTTTGCCCTGATTTCAGAAACAGCAGCAAACATTAAATCTTTTGGATTTTTTGCAGTGACCTGATCAGGATTGTTGGGTGTGATTCTGCCAGTAAGTTCAGCAACTTTGGCATTTACCTGTGAAGGCATTGACTCGATGAATGTTTTTGCATTCTCCATGTCACTCGCAGCAATTGCTTTTAATGACTCGATAGCTTTTTCATCCTTCGCATTCAGCTTTCCTGAAGTAACAGCAGCATTAACCAGATCATTGATTGATCGGTCTTTTGCTTCTTTCTTCATTTTCTCTGTTTCTTCTTCAGTGGCTTTATATTTAGCTTTGAGCTTATCCATTGCTTCACGCAATTCTTTGTTTTCAGCCTCAAGCTTGTCCATTTTCTTTTTTTCGTCTTCCGACATGTTTGGTTCCTTTGTTTTTGCGTTGGATTCGGTTGGCAATTGTGAGGCCGAAACGAATCGTAAATCTGTATTTGAAATATCTTTAGCAGCCATTACTGCTGCAATTTCTCTGAATGCAGGACGGTTAACCAATCCACCTGCATTGGGAGTTGTGCCAATCACTTTGCCTTTTGCATCAGTAAGAAAAGTGGGGCTAAATCGTTTATAGCTTCCACCCTTTAAAGCTTCAGCACCTTCAGCAGACCACTTAACTTTTGCACGTATGCCTCCATGATCAGGGTCATCACCACCCCAAAAGAAACCCTGCACCCATCCTGATGCATTTTCATCTGAGTGATTAAAATCGATGTACGTGTCAAAACCTTGGGCTTTAATTTCCTCAAGGGACTTATTCAAAGAATCAATAATATCTTCGGTAACTGTGACAGTTAACTTTGTGGGCTTGCCATCCTTGGAGGCATTAATTGTATGCTCTCCTGCTGGCATCCATTGAATATCCGCTGGCACACTTCCCTCGACATGAATCTCATTGCCGTAACTAGCATTGATTTTTGCAAATGTAATCATTCTTGTGCTGCGATTGTTTCAAGTTCCTCATAAACCCCCTCTGAAAAAGCTTCCATGATTTCTTCATCAGTAGGTAAAGCGTTTTTATTTGGCTTTTGATTAACAACCTCTTTCAGCAAATAGTGAGGTTTTATTTCACCGTCAAGGTTTTCTGCTAATAAAAAATTACCTTTTTTGCTTTTGATCCTGAAAAGCCTCTTGCCAGTTTCCTGTTCAAAAACAGAAACACGCTTGTCATAAGCTTGTTTTGAGATCGGGATTGTTAAAAATTTGACCCTTTTTGCCCTTATCATTCCCCCATACAATTTTTGAGCGAAACGGAAATCGGTGATTGCAATGAAAAGATCATCACCTTGCCAAACTGGAGGACGAACAGATGATCGGATTTGAGTCCAGAAGTTTGTTCTTCTTGCCCCTAACTTATTAGGTTCCTTGGCATTTTTTAGGGCAAAATGCTTCCGCAAAGAGTCGTAGACTTTGAAAGCTCCAACATAACTCAAGTCACGATAAGTTTTTGTTTCCGAAAGATCCTTAAGATTTTTCGGGATCTCGATTTGCACTCCTATCATCAGGAAATTCCTCTGTAAAAGATTGAAGTCTATCGAATGCTCCATTGGCAGCAGCAGCACCCATTGCTGATTCAAGTGAACCCTGCAACGCATCCTGATCCAGTGAGTCAAATAATTCAGGCATTGATTTCGCAAGTTCACCAATTGCCTCGATTACTTTTGCATCGTCAATGCTTTCGTTCATTGCCATGGACATGACCTTAGCGAATGCAGGTCGTGCAGGGGCAAGCCACTCAGCAGATACTCCCGTGATTGACTCCATGACTGCATCAACTAACCTGTCATTTTGTGCAGGAATCCCTTTGGCTTGCACCAATGAGTCATCACCACATCCGCAATCATCGGGTTCATCTTCGATCAGTCCGGTCCACTCCGAAGCATCAAGAACATCCTGAACCGTCTTTCCTTTTTCCCACATTTTGCAGGACCAATAACGAGGTTTCCACTTCGGTCCAGCATCATCGCAATTGTGTCTGCTTCGGAAGTTTTTGCGGTTTTGATCATCATCCCGTTTAATTTCCATGTTGGGATCTCCAAATTTCACAAGAACAGTATTGCCCTTGTCATTTTTCACGTAGACCCCGAACTTCTTTTTTTCCCCTTTAGGCAATCGAAAAGGATCGTTTAAATCCGCATTTGGTTCTTTTGCTTGAATTGTATCTTTACCGAAAAATGAAGGTTCAGGAACACTTTGCTTGATTACTGCCTCCCCGATTTCAGGTATGCGGATTTTGTGCCTTTCGTAAATCTGATCTTGGGGCAATTCCATGCCCATACTAATCAAAATTTGATCCCTTGTTGCCATCTGGACGGGATCTTCAGCGGACTCAAATTTAGTTTCAAGATAAGGAACCTCATCAGTATTGCCGTAGTTTAAAGCAATCGTCCTTCGGATAATTTGGTCATTTACATTTTGTGCTGCCCAATTACAAGCATCCTGCAAGTTATCCAGCCTGACCGTAGCATGAACATCACCTAATGCCCTTGATCCAGAATCACCTACATCAGTTGTCAATGTTTGCCCGAGGATTAAAATGTCGCACACACGATCCGCTACGTTAATCAGATGATTTTGTGGATTGTCAGTCCCTCCTTTTGCAGCCTCAAGCAATTGCACGTCTGACCCTTCAGGGATCATTGCGTAACCAGCAGCAGCCAAATCACGCAACCATGCTTCTAGACTTGTTCGATCATTTTCAGAAAGGTTTTTGCCGTACTTAGCTACACGCAAAGGAATCCCAAAAATTTGAGCGTAGCGCATCAACCATTGACGACCAAAGATCATGCCACTCCACCAAAAAGCAAGCACCCTGCTAAATCCATAAGTAAGCGGATTACCTGATCTGGTCTTGTATCTTCCAACTAAAAATTTAGCATCAGGCATTTCAACGTAACCACCAGCACCACCTCCATTAGTGCCAATATTACGCAACATGATTTCAGTTCCAGATGAATCATATCCCCAATATTTAGGATGCACCCAGTAGCTTGACTTTGGGCATATTTTACCATCTTGAACATCCCACATTATTTCCTGAATCGAGATACCTTTGCCAACAGCATCGCAAAGATCGTAAATCATATCTTCAAATCCGTTTTCATTTCGCTTCGGAATAGGACGCATGTTATCAATCACGTATCGCACGAATTCAGCTTTTTCTTGCGCTAAAGGAGAAGGTTCATTGCCCTGTTCAGCAAACGGTTGCACAATGTATTGCGCTCTTGATGCTGCTTTTTTGATCTCATGTAGATTTTTGGCGAGTCGAGGCCAAGTGTCTTCCATAATGGAATAAAGATCGTTTAAGCTTTGAGGATCTCCCGTAAATGCAGACTGAAGCAATCCACGCACTTGTGCAGGATCGAGCTTTTCATTTAGAAACGGGTGAAACTTTTCATTAAAGCTTGGCATGATGATCCGCTCAGATACATCTGCCTTTTTTGATCCTCTTTTTCTGACTGCTTTCTTTATTGCTTCTGGCATTTTAGAATCCTATTCCATGTTGTGCTGCTGATTTTTGGTTGCCCAATTTAAAACCTTTTGCGGATCGTATGATCCCATCCGTATTTCCTCTACGCATTTTTTCCACTGCTAAAGCCAATGCCATGACTCCATCGTCATGCATTCCTTCTGGTGCAGAGTATTTTACACCTCCCCCTGCCATGTATTCATAGCTAAAGCTTTCAAGCTCAGATTTTAAACTTACATCAAAAAACTTGACTCTGCTTTGCTGGATAGCAGCCCTAAGCCCCATCATCAAGGATTGTTTGCTGGTGCTTGAGAATTTAAAACCCTCAAAATTGTTACCCTCCGCAACCAAATCTTCAACGATTGGATCACCAACTCCCGTGCTATCAACTAGTGCAGGGACATAATCAGTTTCTTTGATAATGCTTTCTTTTGTCTCTGCCCATGGCTTTTGAAAGCGAATGTTTTTAGTCTGGCATCCGTAATCATCAAGCCCAACGCCCCAAGTCCAGTCATGAGATTTTGCCAGATCCCAACCAAACCAAGCAGTTTGATGGAAACTTTGATCAATGAAGCAATGCCTAATTGCATCGACGCCAAAAGGATTGCCCCCATCATCAGCAGGAACCCCTAAATATTCCTGATTAAAAATTGCTTCGGGAAGTTCTTTTTGAGCATCGAGAAGTTCTGCTTCAAGATCGGGTATTGTAGGATTGTCTTTGGTGCCTAGTCTCCAGCTTATCCAGTCATCATTTAATTTCTGCCCTCTCAGGAACATCTGGTGAAAGTAATTGTGACCTTTTGGAGTTCCTAAGATCCATGCCTTGCCTTTGTAATCGGTGAGAGTGGGACGAATATCTTGTTCCCATTTAGTTTTGAGATCACGAACAACGGAAGCTTCATCAATGATCACTCCATGGTATTTGCGACCTCGACCAGCGTCTGGTTTTTCAAGGGACCAAAAATCAATTCGTCCTCCATTGATGAGATGCACCTCTCTAGTGTGCTTATCAGTATTTTTTACTATTGGAGCAAGTTGTCGTGTGATCTCAGTCCACTGCTCTGACATGAGCTTGTAGGTGGGAGAAAACCAACCATAAGTCTTGCCAGCAATTCCTGAAAATAAAGCAATGTGAAGACCAAGCGTAGTTTTGCCAAAACGTCTTCCACACTGAAGAACATTGAAACGCTTTGCATGGTTGAGGATCTTAGCCTGACCAGAATGCGGTTCAGGAATGTTAATGTCTTTATTCAATTTTCAAGCCATTTGGGAAGTGATACCTCTTTTCCACCCATGGTAATGTTGACTGTAACCTCTCCTGAGTTTTCAACTTCGACTTGCTCTTTCATTCCGCAAAAGTTTTTCAAAGCAAACTGAAGAAGCGAATCACGATCTTCTTTAATTGCTCTCCTCAGCAGTTTAGCCCTTAAGCTTTGAGAAGTCTTTGCCTTGCCCTTGCGATACTCAGAAGCAAATTCAGAATCAGGTTTTACAAATTCACGATTCACAGTTTTGATTGAAATTTTAAGAATGCCAGCAATGTCGGCCTGAGTTAAACCTAATTGACCGAATCCTTCTGCCATCTCAACCGGCAATGGTTTGTAAGGTTTTCCTGCTTTGCTGCTTTTCTTGGTAACTGCTCTTTTTCCGTTTGTTTTTACAGATCTCATTTTTTCTTTTTCTTGAATGCAGAAACGTAACCTTTCGTTTCCATCTTTGTGCGTAGCTGTCTGCTTCTAGCGATTTCTTCACCCATGGGCAAGCAACTCCACATGCGTTGCAAGGAGTAGTAAACAATGCTGAATCTCCTAGCAAATGAGCTTGTTTTGATTATTGGAGTTACGCCATGTAAAATATTCTGACCATCGAAAAAGAAAATAGAATTATCAGCAACCTCAACCTTAACCCCATACTCAGGCAAGGAAAGATGCCCTTGCTTGATTCCCTTTTTCATTACGATCATCGCACTCCATACGTTTTTATAATTACCTGCATCGAAGTGATAGCAAAGAGGATTGTTGTCGTTTACGATCCCCGATGTGAAAGGAGTTTCTTTGATCGTGAACTCTGGCTTTACTTTTTGTGCAGTAAGATTTGAATGTTTCTCATGCAAGCTTGAGTTATGAGTTTGGTAAACTTCAGAAGCGATTTTGCCACCCTTCACAAACGCACCATGCTCTTGCCTTTGTTGTCGCATCAAACTGGTCGATGAACAAAAATTCTTGCGTGGACTTCTTGGGCTATAACCAAAGATCCTGCTAGTGCTTATTATTCCGCTTAGTCTATTTGAATGCTGAAACTTTGTTTTGATGCAAGCATTCCATAACTCACCAAAGAATTTCTTTTTGTTTTGAGGCTTGCAATAAAGAGCGATTAATTCCCCTGTTGAATCATCTTCAATGCAGCATTCTTCGGTGATTAATTTTTTGCAGTCATCTTCGGATGCAGATTTCTTGATGTAGCGTTTGTAATCAATATCAAGCTTTTTCAACTTCAGCTTTTTCATAAAGATCCAAAAGATAATTTAAAACGTCCACGTTAGTTTCCAATTGCTTTGTGCGCCTAATGCTTTCGAGTTTCTCGATCACCAACTCGTATTCTTCTGGGCCGTATAGCAGGAGAATCTGCCTTACATCAGAATTTGCATATGCTTCAGCGATTTCCTCTCTAGTAGATTCATTTTCTTGACCATGAAGCATGTGATCATTTTCCATCTGGCTTTTCAGTAAGCTATTGATTTCTTCCGCATCAAAACCAGTTAAGTCCAAATCAAAGTTATCAAAAACATCATCAATCAATAAGCCTTTCAAGGCATCGGTATCAGCTTCGGCAAGTTCAGCAATGCGATTGTCAGCGATCATATCAGCAACTTCAGATGCTTCATCCTTGTAATCCTGAACATCGACAGGAACTTTTTCTGTCTTAAGAAGCATGGCAGCAGCAAGGCGACCATGACCTTTTACAACAAACCCCGAACGCTTTGAAACTGTGATCGGGTTTCTCCATCCTTGATGCTGGATTATTTTTGCAAGCAAACGAATCTGCTCTGATGGATGGGTATTGTAGTTTCGTGGATGATCAACCAATGAGGTTGGGTCTCTCAGTTCCGTATGTGAACAATGGATCTTTATTTTTTCGCCCATAATAATTTATTGCCTTTAAGCTTCATGGATTTGCCTAACGCTTCCCGCAACTTTTTAAAGATTCCTGAATCCATGCTGTCTTTATTTACGCTTAGTTTTTTATTGAATGCAGATTTTGGTGATTTAATTTTTTGATCTTTTTTAATCAACCCCAAAGAAACTGCTTCCCTTCTTCCAACCTCTTCAACATCCATTTGACTATTGAATCCCCAAGGTCCATGGGGAACTTGAAAACCCCCGATGTCCTTTTTGTTCATCTCAAGCCAAAATTTTGTATCATCCTTCAACCTTACCTGACCTTCATTCTGCTGGTGTAATGGTCTTGGCGTTTCAACCCATCCAACCCTGACAAATCTCCATGCAGGGTAAGCATTAGTTACGGAAGGATCGACCGAAGCTTCAAAGTTAGCGTATCCGTAAGCTGATTGGATGTTAGCATCATAAATCAGTTTCAATCTTCGGTTAGAAGCTAGATCAGTTATCTCAGGGATTAAACCTCTTTGCCCCCTGCCAAGACCGTTTGGCAAAGGATCTCCCATGCCTTCTTCTAAAGCTAAATCCTGAATAAGCTTCACAAAATCAGCTCTACCTCCAACCTTAAAAGCTTTTGACGGCATTCCTTCAGGACTAAAAACATCCTCTGTTTTGCCTTCCAGAAAATCAACTAACTGTTTTTTTGCGTATGACAAAAACCTTGCTGATGCGACTCTTGAACTAAAAAAAGATCGGTCACGAATCGCAGAGGACAATTCAGCCCATTGCTTTGAGGTTAAACGTGACGCGATCTCCTTGCGTGATTTGAGTTTCTTGATTGCTTCCTCAAATCTTATTGGTGCGATATTGTAACTCATTAAAACGGAATATCATCCTCAGTCACCTTGGGCGATTCATTTCTTGAAGCATCCACTGGAGGATGTGAGGAATACTGCGACCCTGTTTGGCCTGATTCCAAGGTTGCGTTTCCAACGATAGCACCCTTGATACCCTTGTCCCTTTCCTCTTTAGGAATGCTTTGAACAACCATGTGCGTATCTCCGTATTGTTGATTATGAGATTCAAAAAGCACTAGATCCAAGTAAGTTCCTTTTTCCCCTTTAAAAAGATATTGTTTATCTATTTTTTCTACGTTTATTTTTATTCGGTTCATTTCGTTTTTTCTGTTCTATTTTTCTTGTTTGTGGTTTGGTAAAAAGAATTTCTGATTTGTTGTTTCAAATAAGCCTCTACCCCTCGGCATTCCTCTACTATCAAAAAACTTGTCACATGCCTCGTTGATCATGTCAATGTCACCTTTCTTTAAACCAAAGTAATCGGCAGCATACTGATCGAGATCATCTGGCAAGTCATCGTCCATCAAGTGTCTTTGAGCTTTTGCCTTATCGCTTGGAGATAATACCAGAGATCAACAACTTCTTCTTCTGCATGATCAAGAAGATTTGGTTTTTCCCATAGATTACCACCATGTTCTTTCTGGCCTGCCATGTATTTGTTTTTCGCCATGATTTGAAATCTGTTAAGGGCTTGATCCATGCTCTCTGCTTGCTCTTTGGTAATATATGTATTCATAAGACAATTTTTTTGTTAGTTGTTTCGCCAAAAATTTTAAATACCCTTGAAGAATCTTGTCGAGCTTATTGTCAAGAAAAATAATTTAAGTTTGAATTGTCTTTTTAGAAAATGAGTGGGGAGGACCATCACCCCCTCCCCCATATCTCAGAGATTTGATGGTATTTTACTTTTGGTTTTCAGGTTCTACACACGTAGGCTGAAAGTGTTTTTCCACCTCATAAACCGCCCGATTCAGCTCTCCGTGTAAACCATCATTGTCGTATGATCTTGGGACGTAGCAAAGAACTTTTTTTGCTACTTTACAAAGATTCAAAACCTTATCGTTTTCCGTAATTGTCATCTTTTCGACATTTCTTGCAATAAGGTTGCAGACAGTCCCTGACTCCATTGCGCCTGTGGTAATCTTTAGCGGGTTTGATCGTAAGGCACAACCCGCATTTCTTTATCCGCTCTTTTGTTCGCTTGATCATTTGAATACTGCCCCTTTGAATATCGCTTTTGCAGTTTAGCGATGTTCTCCATCAAGGTTTCAATTCTGGTCAAGTTTAACGATTGTCTTAACCCCTCCATGTAAAATTCAAGATCACCAAGTTCCTCGATTACGTTTTCAAGATCAAGTGGCTTTTGATAAATCGCCCATTTCTTGATTGCGTCAAGTAACTCTCCAGCTTCTCCTGCAATACCAACTGCCATATGTAAAGCATCAGCTTGCTCAGGTTTTAATTCGTTGATGATTTCTTTTGATGATTTTTTAAGATCACTTACCAGCGTTGAATGTTCAAAGTTACTCATAATTCGTTTTGAAATTTTGCGATTGCTACTGATTCAATTTTTTTGATTCGTTGTTTTAATTTTTTGTCGATAGTTAAAAGTTTTTTAATTGTCTTATCAGCATAGTCAGCAGATCCCCTGCTTCTCCCAAATCTTGCAGCAGTGTAATGCATGCCTGTGTGAGTGTGCTTCAGAACTAAATGCATTGCGACCATTCTTGCTTCGGCAACTGGGTGAATGCGGCTTCGTCCGATTAGTTCAGTGGCACCGATTTGATAAGCATCAGCAGTTGCGTTAATGATAGGCTCAACAATAATCATAATTTTTTAAATTCGGATAGTGGTATTTGAATTACAGGTTCAAAGTCAGCAGGGTCATTTCTGTCCTTTCTGCCTCCTACACTCCAATTGGCTTTGCAATTAACCAGATCAACATATCCAAGGTGATCAGTCCACTGAACAAACATAAAAACAGGCAGACTGCTTGATCGATTAATTGCTTGAGCGCATATCTTTTTATTCGCAGCAGTCATAAAGGTTGGATAGTAATTCATTGAATTACTTCTTTTCCGATACTCGATGAACGAAACAACTTTTGCATTTCTTACTGCTGCAAAATCGATGTAAAAGTTTCTGGGGCATTTGACAAGATCACACAATAAAAGTTTTTCAAGGGATCTGGCAAAATCTTGCTCATGTTGCATTGTTGTTCTGTTTTCGTAGATTGGCCTCATACAGCACCACCCATCCTCTTGAGCCAGTTGGTCATGTCAGCGTATTGATCCCTAACAGGTTTGTTTTGATACAGGAAAAGTTGCATTGCTCTTAAAGTTCTCCAGCACCCGTGCGGTCTTTCCCATACCATAGTGACAAACATTTCATCAAAAATGATGCTGGCAGATCCATTCATTCTCCGAAGTGCATCACAATAATTTTTCATGTGTTTTCTCAGATTTGCCATCAATCCTACTTCCTGTTTTTCAGTCAGATTTGAAACCCCATCTTCAGTCACCCTCATAAGCTCAACAGCGATCGCTTGCATGCCCTCCTTGCTGTTTAAATAGAGTTCCCTTGTAGTTCCGCAATTATCGCAGCAAAGACCCTTAAGAGCCATTTTTACCACTTTCACACCTAGATACTTTTCTGCATCATCCTCATCCCCATGCTCACGCCATTCCTGATAGGCATCTGGATGTATCACTGCTTCAGCCATGCGACCGCATATTCTGCATGCTCGCACCTCTTTGGGCCAATCTCTTGTATTAACTTTCTTTTTTGCTTTAGAGGTAAAGTTTTTGATCCCCCATAGTGTGTCATCAATCATTGCTTAGTCTCCTTAGTAATTCATCGGCTGATGCTCGTTTCCTTTTTGGAGCATTGCCTTGTGTTTTGATATTCTGTGATCTTGTTTTCCAGTTTTGAAGCTTTGATTTCCAGTTGATCAATGCCCCGTATTTGTTTAGCCAATAATTATTGTCATTGTGCCAGTTGTAAAATGACTCTGCTGTCTCTCTGAGTATTCCTCGAATTTGAGCAAGATCCCAGACTTCATCCCATGTTGGTATTTCAGCAGAGCGATCATCTCTCTCTTCTTTAGAGAGAGTAGTTATTGGTAATGGTAGTGGTAGTGATTTAGTTGCTCTACCCTTGGTAGTGGAGTTCAATTTTCCGTTTAACTGATTAGGTTCTCCAGTCACATCTTCACTTACTACTGGACTTGCGTTGCTTTCGTTGATTTCCAGATACTTGCGCTTATTTTTTGCGCTCTTTTTACCACCCTTGCTGCAATTCAAAATGCGTTCTTTATATTCCAAGTAGTCATCACAAAGTCGATTGTTTTTGATGAAAACTTTTTCATTTTCAGTCCAGATTTCACCAACTTTTGCATCTTCAAGTTCAGCAAAAATTCTTTTAGCTACCCGTTTAGGGCATCCTAAGACCCTTGCCCAAATGTCGATCCTGTGACCTGATACGCCAACTTCATCAGCATTTGCGAGATGACAAAGTATGTCCATCCATGCACCCTTTGCTTCAAGGCTTAGAATCCTTGTGTCCTTCAGGTAATCTGCCCAGAAGAATTGCGAGTATGGAATCCCCATTACTGCACCTCCTTCATGCCCTTCACAAATTCCTTGATCAGTTCCTCGACTATCTCTTGGATCTTCAATCCCTGATAGGCTGCTGCAATTCGTAGTTCCTTATGGAGATCCTCATTGATCACCAACGTCTTTTTTATCTTTGTTTTCATAGATTTTGTAATTATGCAAAATTGTAATATTAAGTAAAGGCTATTTTCAACTTAGTTTCTTGCCTTTTGTGATCTTGACCTGAAGGAATTTTGTGCTACGTTAAGTCAACTAGCTTCCCATAGGTTAGTTGCTACAATCATAGTCACCTTCTCCCCTGATGCGCTATTCATCAGGGGAGTTTTTTCTTACAGATGACTTTTGATTTTTGAAAGAATCCAGTCTCCCCTGCTCATTGACTTTTTAAGTTCATCAATTCGCTTCCATTGATCCTCTGTTAGCGTGATTATTTTTGGAATCTTCAAATCCCCGTTTGGTGGTCTTCCAAGTTTTTTCATTGTAGCTTTCTTGTTTCAAATAATTCATTGATAGCATGGATTGCCTCTTCAATTGATGTTACTACTATTGCGTTGCCTCTCCATGCTTGATGCCATTCAACCTGCCTTGAGGTTAGCTTGCCCTTTTTGGTTTTGATTTCGATCAGGATATTAATTCCATTTCGTCCAACCAAAATATCAGGGCAACCCTTACCCACTGCTGAAAGATCCTGAACAGTGCAACCAGAGGAACGCAAACCCTGCACGATCTGCTTATGATTCGCATCCACTCTGGCTGCTCGTCTCATGGTCTTTTGTAAATGCTGGATTCACGTTTTTGACCCTCATATTCAAAGGTCACTACATCCTCCCCAAATAATCCCTCTGAGATATTTAGCACCTTAATATCATCGAGTGATACATGGACATTCCCGATCATCACGTACGCATTCTCTTCACTCTTCATAACGCATCAAATAAAGATTCCTCATTGTCATCCCCAACAACCCTCGGTAGTTTTTTCCCAGCTTCAAACAAGTAACTCCCTGCTCTCTTTCTGCCCTGTACGCTGCGATTAAACGTATCAATGATCACTCCGAATCTTGTATATTTGGTCAGGAACCCTCCATTGAAATTGGATTTCTGATTTTCATCAATGATGCGATTCCTTAGTGACAAAACAGGACTTCCTTTTTCAAGCCCTACACCAGTGACAAACTGCCTGATGAATTCCTCAACCTTCTCCCTCATCCCGTTTTTAGAAGCGATGAAATGCAAGGCACTCAAAGTTGCACCACCAATCATTCTTGGAGTTTGTTTCATTTCGCAAAAAGATGCGGAAGTAAGAATAAATCCATTTTGCTTGATGAACTCCAATACCTTGTAAGGCGACTGAACATTCATTCTTGCCTGTGGTCGATTGTAATAAGCGTGCAGCGTTGTTGCTGCCCCTGCAAGCAAAGTTGTGTTTTTGTAGCCATGAATTGTCAGAATGTCAGATGTTCTGCGAACGCACCGATCAACATCAATGTGATTAATCATCTCAGGCTCAAGCTCGGAAACCATAACCGATTTGCAGTCAATCCCTGAATCCGCAATCCCCAGCAGCCTATGCTGACCATCTAAGATATTTCCATTGCGGTCGATCTTAATGCTGTCACCATTGTGCCTCCATAAACCGTTTTTGATTTCCTCACTTATTTTCTGCCAATGATCTTTTCTGATTTTTCTGTTCTTACTATTTGCTCCAAGATATTTCTTCGCTGCACTTGGCGTTACTGTTTCGATTTTTGCTATCATAGTTTTTCTTTCTTTTTAGTTCGTCAGCTTCCATACGGCTGATCTGTTTCTTGTTTCATTGGATCTTTCAATCCATCCATCTCTGGCAAGCTCAGAAAATCTTCCTGACACTGTATTGAGTTGCCTTCCAGATTTCTCAGCGTATTCCTTTGCCGTGATCCCTGCATCCATCGCTTGCCCGATTGCCTCAAGGACTGATCGTCGAGCTTGAGCCATGGATGGAAGTGCTGCTTGATACGCAAGTTTTGAATGCTCAACTCCTCCATGTTTTCTTTCACAAATATCACTCATCATTGCCTCCTGCGATCCATGGCAGCATTTTCTTCAATACTAGCATGGTAAGATCAAGATCGTGCTTCAGGTAATCGATTGCAAATTTAGGGTTAGTCTCAAAGAGTTCCGCAAAATTTGCGCCTGATCCCGTCTTGCCTCCTATGCCTAGCATGGTGCAAAGTTTATCAAGACTGATTCGTTGCTCCCTGTTTCCGCAAGAATACACTTCCATAAGGTCCGTGAACTTATTGGGCCAATACCGATTTTCTCTCATCGGAGTCCCAACGGTTACGCCATGAACAAGTGATCTCCGAAAAAGAAAAGGCAAATCAAAACCGTGTGAATTAAATCCAACCCATTTTCGAGTATGATCATTGGTTGACTGATCCCAAAACCATTGAAGCAATTCCTTTTCGGAAAGTTCCCGTTGATCTTGGATGACCGTAATCCCTTCTTCATTTTTAATCCCGATTGCGAGAACCTGTCCCGTTCGTGCGTCCAGTGCTGCTTTTTCAAACCACTTAGTTTGCTGCTCCTCAATTTTTGCCTGTATCTTCTCTTCATCTTTCCAGTTAGATGGAGCAAAAAATTGTGGCATCATATCCTCTAATTGCTCAACAGGCAATGGACCTGTTTCAATGTCGAATACGTTGTAATTCATGATTTTGCCTTTCTGTTTTTTGTTTTTGTTTTTGTGTCTTCAAACACAATATTGTCATCATCTTCTTCGATCTTCTTTTCAGGAAGTGATCGGATCGTGAAGTATGTTTCACGGTTGCTTTCTCCATCCTTGATCGAAGTAAAAATGGATCTCAACTGGTTCAATCCATCTTCATCGATCGCATCCAATTTGTAGCCAAGATACTCTTCAAGCATCTCCACTGAAACGCTGATGCTTGTAAATGCGTTGACCATCTTACGGCAACGGTCTGCTATTGGTTCAAGACCCTTGCTTAAAGTCAATGTGCACTGCCGTAGAGCTTCCTCAACTATGTCAGCAGGGATCACATTGAGGATACAAGCTCTCATGCGTCTTGCCCCCATGTTTGCCACAAGCTCATATATGTCCCTTTCATCGGTCAACTTCTTTGGTCCTTGCTTGGTATCCCTGATGTGTCGCACCTGAAAAACCGTTGTGCGTTTCACGTTGGTTTCCATATCCCAACAATACGCCATGACTGATGATTCACCTCCTGATCGATCCAGTTCCAGCAACCCAAAATCCATGTTGCCCCAATTCTGAGCCAATACCTCTGCAAGTCGTATGCTTGGGCCAATCACCATTCCACCACCTCTTGGGTATGCATACGTGGCTTTTTCAGCTAAGGTCTTACGCTTGCAACTTTCCATTATGTTCCGAAAAGCAATATTCTGATCTCGTGGAAATCGCTTTGCCACTGCCATCGCTGCCTGAACCTCTGCTGCTTTGCGTGACTGTTCAGTCGAGATCATTGCATTAGAGGTTGACGATGATGGGGAATTTGATACGTTCATGTTTAGCAATTCGTTGCTGTTTTGTTTATTCATAGTAATATTTGTTATTCTGTTTTCGGTGGTCCTTCATTGGGCCACCGTTTTTTTATACCTTAAGGTTAGACTTTATTCAATAATTATTTAAAGGTAATTTTCTTAGGTCGTGGACCTCCTGCAAGCTCATAGTCTGACATGGCATCCCTGATCGCACCGCTAAGAGTTTTGCCGTTCAATGCTGCAACTTTTTTCCACCGGTCTTTATCCAGTCCGTTTACCTTAATCATTATGTTTTCTTTTTTCATTTTTACTTTCTAAGTTTGTAGAATTTGTGCTGCCCAATGTGAGCAACTGGTTTTTTGTTTTTCGCCCAATACGGTTCATTGATCACCGTTGAATAATAATGATCCGCATAATTGATTTTTTTGCGATTCATCTTGTTAATATTTTCCTCCAGATACAAAGCCCATCCTGCCATGGGCGACTTGTAAAGATGCTGAAGATCCGATTCTGATTTTTCATTCCAGCATGAGAATTGTTTGCGCTGAAGGCAAACTTGTTCAGGAGTTAATCCTCGATTGATTGCCCTTTGATTGATGACGCATGCGACTGCTGCCATCCCATTCTGACCCTCTCCCCTTGCTTCCGCAAGGATGGTCAATGCGACCACCCCAGCTTGAAGATCAAAACCAATCAGGAAAATTATTAAGAATTTCATGCTCCATAAAATTCAACTTCGTTTGCAGCATAGCACCCTGTATTTCCATCAGATGACTCCAGCTCAAAACTTCCCTTGTCTACCTCCTTAATGGTGCCTGTCCATCCATAGTCATCAGGGCAGATTACCTTCAGAAAATCTCCAGCTTTTGGTTTCACGTAATACGTGATGAAGTTGAAACTGTTGCTATCGTAGTTGGTCGTATGGTGAGTGTAACCCTCACCGAACTTGCCCTTGTATTTTCTCAGGTATCCATCACCCTTCCTGCTTACGTACCCCCTTTCCTTGCTGGTGTGGTGCTTGACAAATCCTTTCTTCATCAGGCTTTTGAGTTCTTTCATAGTATTTTTGTTTTCCATTTCAGTCACCTTTCCTTAATTTTTTAATCATTTCTTTTACCTTATCGATTCGCAAATCATGGTATATTTTAAAACCGTGTTCCTTGTTCCTTCCCTCCATGATAACCTCAAGATCCTCAAGGTAATACGAAATCGTAATTGCTTCTGTTTCTGTTAAAGTCATGTAATCCTTTCTATTTTCTTACAGGCAAAACTTCAGTTTATCTTCCCTTGCTGCATGAGCCATTTCGATGGCGTAACTTTTTGAAACCTTCACGCTCACTACTCCCATCCCAAATTTATTGGTAAACCAACTGGTGCCTTTTGAGGTTACGGGATACAACTCAACATGAGTGTCCTTGAAGGTGTGGCTTTTTGCCGAAACGTCTGCTGCTTCGTTAAAGTCCCAGCATCTTAAATCTTCACGTAATATTTTCATAAATCCTTTTCTTTTGAGGTTAAAGGGGCCGAAGCCCCATTGTTCACACCTTGATCAACTCTGAATCTTCTTTCGTCCATGAGGGGCCGAAACTCCTAATCCATGGTGGAGTATCGTAGCTCAGATCCTCCTCAAAGCAGTACCAGTCATGATTTCCTGCAACCGTGTTCCACATATAGAGGTAGTGCTTTCCTACCCACTTTGAGGGAACCTCATCCCCGTCGCAAGCCACTACATACTCAGCGTTTTTGTAGGGAACCGTGTAGGTTGCGCCATCTGGCATCGTGTATGTTACGTTGCCTGCTTCCTCATTCTTAGTAATATTCATTTTGACCTTTCTGTTATTTTGTTTCTGTTTAATTTATTTTTTAAATCGGCTCATGGTATCCGAAGCTATCGGCTATCTTAACCAGTAGGTTTGTTGCTTTCTCAACTCCACCTACGTCATGGGCGAATTCGCTACTACCTTCTGCCCCTTCGTAGCTGTATCCCTCCCGTGACTTTCGGTCGTATATCCACAACCTGCCATCTTCCATTTCGCATTCGTATCGGTTGTAAAAAACTTTCTTCATTTTGTTTACCTTTCTTTTTTTGTTTTGTTTCTGTTTCCCCCTTTCTCCCTCTTACTACCTATATTATGCCACACTAACCTGCATTTGTCAATATCTTTTTCAATCTTTTTTACAATATTATTTAATACCCGCAATTACTCTGTCCAGTGCTGGAATGTCTAAGCAGGGCAGATCCCATGCTACGTTGTCCCTTGTGCCATCATTCTCAAAGTCGTAAATCAGGGACTCTGCAAAATTTGAGTATGATTTAAATTTTTTGGCTAGGTTGTAAAGCCATGTGTCATTACCGATCCAGAGAGCTACATTCCAAGTTTCCCAATTCTTCCATCCGTTAAATTTTTCCATTTTAGTCACCTTTCTTTTTTTGTTTTTGTTTTCCCCTTCCTTCCCCTTACTACTAATAATATGCCATAAATTAATACTTTTGTCAACACCTTTTGAATAATTTTGCTTTCTGTTTTTAATTATTTTCTTTTTACGTTTTTGTTTTTGACCTGCCTCATCAGTGCTGGGTGGTCATCTCCAGCAGACGGGGTTGCCCCCGTTTCGGCTTAGTTCATTACTAGTTCCCCAAGTGCTACCGTTTCTTCAAACCGCCCATGGTCGAGCAGGTTGCTCATTGCCTCGGTCTTGCGGTCTGCCCCTCTGCCCATTTCGGAGTTGTAAATCCTATTTCCAAGGCTGCTGGTTTTCGCAATCTCATGCGTGTAGAAGTCTGTCACTGCACTCAGGAGATCACTTCGATCGTTTCCATTATTGCCTTTGCCGTTGCGGAAAAGATCATCAATCCGATCTATTCGGTTGCGCTTGTGAGTGGATACTTCATCCAGCGTCTCTGCTTCAAATCCTGCGATCCAGCGTTTTGCTGTGACTGGTTTGACCTCCATCTCTGATAGTCGATCAAAAGCGTGTTTGAATTCTGCATGGACCCCGATTGCCCCATCTACCAGTTTTGCAATGTCTGGAAACCTTGCCATGGCGTTTTTGGTGTGCCGTAGCTTGAAACTTACCCCCGTGTTTTTGGCATCCAAGTTGAATCGGAAAGTATTGTCGCACACCGTGCAGACGTTGCTGGTATTAACCCAGAGGACACTTGACTTATCGTGTCCGTTTCCAAAGTTTAGGTAGGGCTTAAACTCCCTGCCTCCTGTAGCGTAGTCCTCCAGCCCTTTGAGCTTGATTGAGCAGAACACCCTGCCTCGATTTCTGACTGATCCTACAGACTCAAGTTCATGGTCAGTCCCAGCGATGCAATCATAGACCAAATCTAGAAATGCTTCGTTGTCGATGGGCTTAAAGGTTTTCGGGTTATACGGTTTCCCGATGGTGATCTTGCTATCATCGCTACATCCAAGGATGCTATATCCTGATGGGTTGTAGGACTCGTCATACAATGGGCGTTCGATCAGATCCCAATCTCTTAGCCAGTTCCGGTCTAGGCTGAGATCCTCACGGATTTCGGTCAATCCGTGCCATGCCATTTTTTTGGCTTCGTGCTTATCCAGTGTTTCAATTCTATGCATTAGTTGCCTTTCTGTTTTTTTGTTTCGGTTGTTTGTTTTCTTAAGTTACTAATAGTATCCCACACATATTGACCTTTGTCAATATCTTTTTAATTATTTCTTTTTTGCTTTTAGATCAGCATTCTTTGCATATGCGTCTGCAAGTCTTGCCATCTTTTTCATATATTCAGTTACGTTCCTGATGCCTTCAGGGTCGTCCGTGTTTCTGATGATTGCTATTACTGTTGGGACCATTTCTTCCCAAGTTGGAGTCATATCAATTGTTTCCATAAATATTCTTTCTGTTTAAGTTAAGGGGCCGAAGCCCCTATTTTGTTAGGCTAATATTGTTTCAAGTCTTTCAATAAGAAGTCTTTCACACTCTTCCTCGAAAAGTTCCAGAGCGTAATCAAATTTCTCAGCGTCATCCGAGTGATACAACGCAAGGTATTCATCATTAAAACCCATCTCGAAGTGCATCAACTTTTCGGGTGATTCATACCATCTCAGTGCATGGTCAATATTTACTTCTGCTTTAATAATTTCTTTAATCGTTTTCTTAGTCATAAATTCTTTCTGTTTAAGTTAAGGGGAGTCTTGCTCCCCGTTGTTTATCCTTTACCTGTCATCAGATTTATAAAATCTGTGATTAAATCTTTAATTAATTTCTTTGTCATAAAATCTTTCTGTTTTGTTTTTTTGTTAATGCTTACAGTGCCTTGATAATGTGATTGATGATCACTGCTACCAAAGGGATGATCGGTAAGCTTTTTGCAAATACTGTAAGCATTCTGTTTTCTTTCTGTTTATTGTTATTGTTTGTTCCTCTTACTACTAATAATATGCCATATTTATTGATAAACATCAAGAAAAATCGTAATATATTTTTCAATATGTTTTGCCATTGACTGACATGTTAACCTGCTTGGGTGAGAGGAATGTTTAAGGATAAATCGAAAGGACTGGTGAATGAGTTTGTGATCGACTCAGATTATAACCAGTGCAATGGGTATGGGGATACATCCCGAAATTTTACAAATGCAATCAGCAAACTGATGCCTATAAAAATAATGGCACCCCGTCATTATCATTCGTATTTGGGCAGTATTGGGTATGGAGATAAAATCATCAAAAACACACCAACGGTTTTAAGCGCATTGACGATCCAGCCCACGTTCAGCCTTATGCGACCACCTGTTGCCTTAAAAAATGCAGTGTTCACGATGTTTGAAAGTTCACGTCTTCGGCCTGAATGGGTGCAAAGAATTAACACGTTTGGCTTATGCCTTACACCATCGACGCACTGCGTAGCCGAATTTCAGGATCAATTGAAAATTCCTGTGACTCACACTTATCAAGGTTACGATCATGACCTTTACAAATTCCACCAAAAGAAAACCACTGATCCATTTGTCTTCGGTGCTGCTGGTCATGTTGGTCACGGCAAAGCAAGGAAAGGAATACATCGTATAATTGATTGGTTTCTTGCTGCATTTCCAAATCAAAAAGATGTGCGACTGAAAGTAAAAATAAATGCATTCAAAGACAATGATCTTTCAATCTCAGATCCAAGGATCTCAGTTATAGAAAAAGATATACCAGAAATTGGCTGCCGTGATTGGCTTCGCTCACTGGATTGCTACGTCGATGGTAGCACCTGTGAAGGGTGGGGCATGTGGACACAAAATGCGATGGCAACGGGGAATGCTGTAATCTGTACCAATTATTCAGCACGCAATGATTATCTGTATTTTCGAAACCACATTCCGATAGGATACAGGAGAGTTCCAGCATCCTTGGAATATTTAGGAATGGGACACTGGTCAATGCCTGATCGAAGTGATGCGATTGAAGCAATGCGATGGGCATACAATAACCCAGCAGAGTGTAAAGAGATCGGAAGAAATGCTTATGAATCAGTCAAGCATATGACTTGGGAAGCATCTGCAAAACTTATTCTAAAAGCGATGAAAAAGCATTCACTGATTTAAATTCTGATCGCGTGAAAATGCCCCGTCAGATCACTGGTAGGTGTGGAACCAAAATGAAATCCATTGTTAATTAGTTTGTTTTTGAAATCGTCAAACGGGGATTGATTGGGTGAATGATACTCACCAACAATTGCTTTAATTTTTTTTAGGTTTTCACACCCTAAAATTATTGGGTACTCAGATCCTTCACAATCCAGTTTCAGAACGTCGATAAAACCAGCCATTGAAATAATACTATCCAGCGAAATCGAAAGCACACCCCCTTTTTCAATTTTGCCTACAGGGCAACCTCCAGTATTTGCTGCATCATACGAGGGGATGCTTTGAAAATTACTGCCATCTGAATCATAAACTGCAAGATTGTGAACCTCCACACATGTCGATTTCACGTTGCTTTTTAATAACCGGAAGTTACCTTTGTTTGCCTCAAACGCTAAAACTTTCTTTGCACCACTTTGTGCTGCCAATATCGAAAAAGAACCGATATGCGCTCCAATATCGACAACTATTTTATCTTCAAAGTTGTTTATCTGATACTCATTTTCTACGTAAACGCTCTGAAATATAACCTGATCATAAGTTCCTCCGCGAACGTGAAGGACTCCATTGTAAATTGTTTTATCATTTGCTAATTCCATAATCCTTTTGGACACTTGGCGACTTCAAATCTTGCCTTGCGCCTCATGTAGCAACCGCAAATGCTGCACCTGATTTCCTCACCCCTGACCCTGACGTGTTCACAATCCGTGCAGGTTTTAATTCTTTGTTCAAAAGTTTTAGAATCAACTAATTTAAATCCGCTTTTCAAAATTGAGCTTCCATCTTTAATTACATTTTTCGCCATCGCTTTTACGCTTGGCATTGCTTTCTCTCGCAGACTGAAAGTAAGTATTTTGGTTCGCCTTTTCAAATCACTTCAAGGTAATGATGCAAGCCCCATTTATATGCTCAATATAATCCACACTTTCAACTTTATCTGAATTCACATGAGTCCAATCCTCAACAGCTTGCCTGACCTCATAACCAACCGTATCATCTACAAGCATGTATTTTGGGCGAGCAGTGTAAGCAAGTATAATATCCTGATATGCATTACGATAATCATGTGCAGCATCCACTGCGACGAAATCTGATGACGGCAATAGTCTCAAATCCCTTGTGTCCGTTTTGGTCAATTTGTAATTTTTATACTTTCGAGCAGCAAACAAATCTTTGCAAATCGCAAAAGTATCCCATTTTTTCAATTCACCATTTTCCGTGTATGGTGCTGGTGTGTCCCATAAATCATAACCATGATAAAAAACTTTCCAATTTACTGCATCAAGATAAGCGTCTGCCGATGATCCTGCACAAGTTCCGAGTTCAATGATTTTTTTAGGTTTCAGTATTTTGCTGATTGCCCTGAAAACTTTGTATTTACGAATGAATCCCTGTTCATGTTCGTAATAAAACTCTTTATCAGGTTGTGCAAATACTGAGTATTTAATTTCAGGCATCCAATCCGACAAATCTGCCTCTTGCTGTATTTTTTCGTTCAATGTCATGTTTGTATTGTCCTTAAATAAGCGATCCAAACTGAATCCCTGACTAGTTGTGAATTTGAATCCGTTGATCCGTATGAGATTTGGTCATATGCGTAACTAGTGCCATCTGCCAAAACTGGTTTAGTAATTGAGAAGCTTTGAACGTCCGCAATAGTAGGTCGAGCCATAGCAATTGTGACTGTTGTGCCAGAATAAATTCCTCCTGAATCCCCTGAACTCACAGTGTAATACCATGTTGCTGCAATGTATGGTTCTTCTGCATCAGTTGTATCGTAAACAACAACAGACGCGACATCTGAAAAAGATGTTGAAGTAACCCTTCCTACCTCAACGCGATCTGCAAAGGTCACATGGTCCTCATACCGTGTGATCTGATAAAAAGTTGCACCTGTCACTGCATTCCAAGTCAACCCAATAAATGGACCGGATCGCGTCCAAACAACATTTGATGGCGCTGCAAGGCTCATACTAAAGGCACGTTAATTACTGCTCTGACATTACTAAATGTAATCGTCCTTGTGGACTTAGAATTTATTGAGCAATTTATGGTCCCAAGCAAATCAGTCAATGCACCACTTTTGGGATTTGGTGCTTCAAGGACTCCACTAGTAACAGTTTTGCAAACAACTGATAGATCTTCTTCTTGCGAAAATTCAAAATGCTTTTCAGCAGGAGTTCCCCCATCAATCGTAACTCCGCATGGTTGCAGGGTAGCTGTCTCTGTTGCGATGCCTTTAAGAAACTGCTGCTGATCTGCTACCATATACCCATAACCATTGCTTACTGTAATCATTTGCTGAAGCTCATCGGACAAAGCAAACTTCGCCATATTTTCCACCGTATTGTTTCCAAAAGCAATTTCGTACTCCGTATCGATCCGATCAACTTTAACACCACAACCACCAACAGGGTCCAAGCTGGCAACCTTGGTTGATTGTAATGTTAAATCATGAGGGTGGCAACTCGTCGAAGGAACTGAATAAGACCAACTGGAAGCAGTCCCTTTAACCCACGGTAAATTATCAGAAACGGTTGCATCAAAAGTGTAACTGCAACCAGTATCTGGACTTCCTGCCGTAAATGTTTTTGCAGTGTAGTTTTGAGTTCGATGCCTCACCCCTATAATGGGCAAATCTAACCTTGCCCGAGTCAAAAGGTTTAATGATTTTGCAACCTGATTAAAATGATCTGCATAACATTCCATTTGCGCAAAAGGGCCGAATCCCTCCCAATTGTAACCTTCAGCAACTTCGGGGTGCATGGTAAACCAACGGTTGTCCATAGCCTGAAGCATCAAGCTTGAATACTTGTAATCATACATTCGGTTCTGACCACAGTATACGTCATTACATGGAGGCTCGACAGTTGGAGTTGCTGCTGCATCACTGTTTTGATCAACGTATCCTTCGCAAATTGCCCGAACGATAAATCCTGACCATAGCATATTGTCAATGGTCATCCTCGTATCATGCTGATCTAGATTCACATTGCCATCCGCATAAACTTTGGGCATCTGCTTCGTGAAATGAAAACGAGGGAAACATGCACCATTGTAAATATTGGATTCCCAATCGCTTAATGTGCTTGCATCCCCTGACTGATCCCCAATTCTAAGAACGCATTGAGTTCCATCTGCTTTGTATCTCAAATACTCAACAACCGCATTTTCATCTGATCTGGCTGCTGCTGGACCTGCTGGCGTTCCAGCCGTATTATCATCCACATTCATGTAATCTTCTCGGCTTGATTGCGTATTTAATATTGCCTGTGAAGTTACATTGTCATTCCTTCGTAATCTTCCCTTCAGTTCAACAGCAACCAAGCTTGTTGCAGGATCATAAGTGACGCTCTTTAGCTCATAGTCAGGAACGTAAATTTGACACGATTTGTAATGACTAACAGTTCCTTTGCATTCGGCTGGATCTGGATGATCTTGGCAATCAACAGTATTATCCCGTGCTGGCAATGAAACCCCTGCTGGAAGGTCACCAGAAAATGAACTATAAGAAGGTTGATTAGTGCCTAATACGTAGCGATACCCACTTGGGTTTTCTTGACGATTGATTGGTTTGGTTTGCCTTGCGTAAACGTGACTCCTAATTTCCTGACCCTGATCGCTTAATTGCCCCCAGCTATTACTTAGCAATGTGCATCGATCTACAAACATCCCATCTCGATCTGCGAAAACATTAGGCTTGTAGATGTTTGAACCACTGTCCTTGTAGGGTAGAGTTTGAAGGAAAACTTGCCATTGATTTGTTTCCCCCTGCTTTGGTGCTTCATCGATCAGAATCTCATGCTCGTAAACAGCAGGAGTGCCTGTAAGCACTGTCCAATTATTATGGGGATAAGTCCCCGTAAAAATATCATTTTCAGACAGTGGAATCCCATTGTAATCGATGGACGCACCTGATCCAGTGACCTTGTATTTTACTCCAGCCTTAACAAATCCACTTGTGATTGCGGTAGGGCTTGGAGCAATGCCCTCGAAAACGTCCATGCCTGCATCTACAGATCCACTCAGTAAAGGCTGAAACCTTTTGAAATAGAAAACTGAATTGCCTTCCGAATTAACTTCATATCCTTGAAGCAAATCCCTTTTAGCAAGCCTTAGTCGATCATGAACAATCCGACGAACTTCTTCGTAAACTGGATTCTTCCAGATCCCCGTCTGTTGCTGCTCCTTGATCCCACTTCTTAAATAGTTAGCAGCCATTCCATGACGCTGATAGTCATCCCAGATACCCTTGGAGTCAGCTTCCTCATGACCCCATCCATCCATGGTTTGATTGCGACTGGATGCCATTCTTAGAACCGTGTAAGCGTCCTGAATGCGTGGAGTCATTGCCATGATCTCAGCAATTTCAACATAGGCATCTTCCGAAGCAGCATAGGACTCATTGCACTTTATTTGAATGACTGACCCTTCGGGGAATACGGCAGGGAAATAATAGCTTCTGCTGGGTTCCGTTCCAGCGTCCATTTTTAACGTGTAAACAAGATTGCCATTAACGTATATACCAAATGTTTTTGGGTTTGTAATAACTGTTCCCACGTTTGTGGTTGCAATCATTCCAGCAAAACAAAACCCCGTGCGGATCGTGTGACTGGTTCCAAGATTGACAACTCCATTGGTTCCACTTCCCGTTCCTGATGGAAAATCGAATTGTGGATATTCTGAGGTTAACCCATACGGGCCTGATCCGTAAGCAGGTGAGAGATAATATTGCTGGGTAAAAAAGTTTTCAAAACGAAAAGCATCTTTCTGAGGATTCCAAGAAGGTTCTTTTCGTTGACTTACACTTCCATTATCAGCACCTCGAAATTCTGAAGCATAAGCATCCACTGCAAAATCAAGTTGCCCTCCACGCTCATGATTTAAAAATGCGTTGGTGGTGTATGGTCCCTCGACGTAATCGTTGTAAGGTAATACCGTTGTTGTATCATCGTGGTGATAAAGCACGTAACCATAAACCCCTGCAAACCAACCCTCAATGGGCTTGCTGTAGTTTGGGCAATTTGAAGTTCCTGATCCGCTTTTATCTTGGCAGGTATTATAAACGCAATTGTCTCCTGAACTTATGTTCCTGAACTTAACCAGATACTCAGCATTGGATGGATCATTGCATAACCCCACAACATCTGGACCTGCTTGAAAACCTCCGTATCCTTTAAGGTACGAAAACATTTTGGAGTAGTTGATCTTGTAATATTGATCCGCACTTGCAAGGGCATTGGCATATGTTAAATCATCTCTTGAGGATGGAGTAACTCCCCTTTGAACTTTTGCAATTTCCCAATGATCCAAATCAGAAACTGGTGCGGAAATACCGTGTAGCTTTACACCTGTATTTTCATTCACATCGTAATTCATTCGGTCAGTCTCATTGTAAATCTGAAGACCTTCATTGCCGAACACAAACGCTGCAATGGGATTTGAAGCATTGATTCCACCGTTGGTCCCGACAGGTGTTTGAGGCCAATCCTTTGCGTTATTAGGGTTCATGTGCGACCAGTGAGACCACCATTCGTCCCTTGCTGGCTGCTCTGATCCACTACCTAAACGGATGAATTGAAAAAGACTGTCAGCATACCAAAAGAGTCGCCAACTAGGGTCAGCGACTCCATTCTTCAGGCGATCATTTATACTTGTAGCAAGCGCATTGTATTGTGCGCTGCTGATCGGTTCACCTGCTTTGACTGCAGGGACTCTCTTGTATGTAAAAGCCATTGCAGAGAGTCATACCAGAATTAAGACCAACGTGCAACAAGGTCAGATACGACTGGTGCGGATTTGCTAATCGGTTGCGGTCTTCGCAACTGAGTGGATCTTGTGGTTCCTCTGGTTGTTCTGGAAGTCATCACTCCATTGCTGACCATCTGATCTTGGCGTGCAGTTCTTTCAATCAGCATTCGTATGTTGCTGCTGATCTTTCCAGACCCTTCAGGCTTTTGAATTATTGCTGGCATATTATTATTGAGCGATTGCCAATGCACTTGTGCCTGAACCGTCAACCGTAATGGTTACCTTTCCATCTGTGGGGTCTCGAAAAGCTTCGGCATTATCCACGTATTGAGTTACGCCATCTGCAACTGAGTATGTTTTGCTAGTTGGGGCTGATCCAATTGCAGTTAAGCCTGAACCTGCTGGCACGGGAACAGTGAATACAAATGCTCTTGGTGATCCAGATGCATTTTTAAGAAGCACACCTATTGTACCTTCCCAAGCATATTCAACCCCGTTTGATGCCCCCGATACAATCCCCGTGTAACTTGCGGAATTTAAGTTAATTCCTGCACTGTCATTTGCTTTGGGATCTGTGACCGATAATGTTTGTGCTGCCATAATTTTGTTTTAATAAGTTGCAAGGTCGTAAGTGAATTCGTTGAACCAGTAGCGACCATAATATTCTCGATTTACAATAAACTGATTCAAAGTTGTTTGCGTTTTTTGAATTGGCTGCTTGTGCCAATACGGAACTCCTGAGACAACAACTCCTGCTGGAATTGTCTCGTTGTACAGCAATGGTTCATACGCCATTTGTGCAGGTGCAACCATTCGGTTTACATTTTGAAACATTTTGGGCCAAAGGCTAAAATTAAAATCAGCAGTAACGGTCACTTCATTCCTGATAACCCATTGAGGTTCCTGAAATGCTTCCTGACCCAATAAAAATGCTTGAGCATATTTTGCTGCAAGATCATTAAGCTGGGTAATACTTAATCCAGTGTTTGGGTAAATCCATGCACCATTTGCTAAAGGACGATGCCATCTAATAAGGCCATTGGGACCAACATCCATTTGCTCTAACGCCCCTTGAGTCTGTTCAGCAGCAGGATCTGGATTGTATTTAGTCGCCTCAATCATTTTGACCTGTTCAAAGTTAAAGACACGATCGTTCAAATTGTTACGATGATAGTCCACGAAATGCTCGATCATATTCGTCCACCCTGCTCTTGCTTTATCTAACAGGATCGCATTGGGATGGGTTGAGATACGAGGCTCAATCATGTTGGAATCAAGAGTCCATGTGGATAGCAATTCAATGTTGCCATACTTGACCTCCACCTCCCAATAAGGACCAGATTCTTTTGTGGAAAGTTCCTTGATCCAGCTTGCGTCAGGGAAATAAGAAGCAGGATTGTTTTTTGCGTTTGTAACAACCGTTGGATGCCCCATCCATTTATCAGTAATCTCCCAAGATGGATTATTTGGATCACCGCTTTTGAATGTGGACTTATCAACAAGAGAAAGAGTCCCCCCGTTTGCGAAGGGTTTGTAAACTCCCGAACTTGGATCTGTTACAAAATAAGGCATCAGAGTTTTTCGTTAAGAATCTTGTTCTGATTAAACAAAAGTTTATCCATGCTGTCTGCTTTAAAAAGTTGCCTTCTTTGCAACCTAATTGATTCCGATTCTCCAGCACTCGCAGCAAGCCCAACTCTTTGCAGTGAAGAGATGTTTTGTCCACTCCTGCTCATCCTTTGCGTAAGCAAGTCAAGCATAGTTCCCCGTCCTGCTAATCTTTCACCCATCAGATTTTCTCCCCCATCTTCCAAAAGTTCTGTTCTTTTTTTAACTTTCTTTTCACCCTCTAATGCAGCAATGCTTGCAATCTCAGTAGCTTCCGCTTGCGTAGCCCCGTCCAGAATTGCCCCTACTCGGTTTGCAACCCAAGAAAACCCAAACCTCAACAACTCCAGTTGATCGTTTACAAATTTTAAAGATTTACCTGCTAGTTCCCCGAAAGTTTCAAACGGAGTAACCGCCTTGATTACCTCCTCTGCCATTACTTGCACTGTTGCAATAAACCTTCTGCTTTCATTGTTTATAACCTTAAAAGTGCTTTCCTCAATAATTCTGCCCGAATCTTTTGCAATTTCTCTAAACTTCTCAAATCCTCCAGCAAGTTTGATTGCTACGTCTGCACCATCCTGACCTAAAACAGCAATAGCAGCCCTAAACTGTCGCGCATTGATGCCCCCCTCATTTAACCTTCTGCTTACAACATCAAAAAGTTGATCAGGCCGAAGTTTCTGGATTTCTTCAATACTTAAACCCAAGTTTTGCATGTCAGCAGACAAAATGCCTTGAGCTTGCGCCCGTGCAATACCCTCGATTGCAGACCTTATTGACCCCATTGCAAGACCAGACTCACGTTCAGCAATTGTTAATTCTTGAGCTTTTTCAAGAGAAACCTCGATTGCTTTTGCAAGTTTTTTCGCATCTTCTACGTGGTTGTGAATGAACCCCCTGCTTTGAAATACTTTATTTAGCAATTTGTAAGCAGCAGCAGCAAGACCTATCCTTTTAGTCAACCGCGAGACCATAACATTCACCCCATCAAATGCGCCCCCAGTTTTTTCTGCTTCATCCCCAATTTTATTGGTTTCATTTTGAACCTTTTTTGCAGCATTGACTGCATCCGAAGGATCACCAACAAACTTTACTCCTACTTCTCCTTCAGGCATTGCTCGACTCCTTCATTTTTGATTGTAAAAATTCCCGTCTAGCAACTTGCTTATCAGACACAAATTCAAGTTTACCGTGGGCAACCATTGCACCAAGAGCATCATTCACCGCAAGCTTGTAAGGCATGTCCATTACTTCCGTTGCGGAGTAACCCCATTCAGACATGAGCATCCATCGAATTGTTTGCAGCCATGACATTGACTTTTCTTTTTCTGACCCTTCATCCTCTTTTTGCCAAATGTCATAGGACACATGCTGCCATGCCCAATACCGATAAAAGTCATTCAAGACTGAAACATGCAATCCACTTTTCTTGCTTATGTATTTTCCAACCTTCACAACAAACTTTTGTTGCGCTGGTGATCCCAGCAACTTATAAGATTCTTGGCGATCGTTTTTTAGAACCCAAATTGCAGTTGCCAGATCCCCTGCCTGTAAGACCTGATCTGACTCAACAGCAGGATGCCCCAACCTACACAACAACGCATAATGCCCCACTGTCATGGGCTGCAAACGATACCGCCAGACCCTCACGGGTGCTGGCAGCATCATCTTGGCATATGTTGTGTTACCAGTGATCAAGTTATGAACTAATTACTGAAAGAATGCTTGTTGAACTTGAATCTGCTGTTGCTGATATTTTACGCAAGGTCATCGATCCAGTTTTCCAACCCTGATTACTACCTGTGACAGAACCAGAAATAAAATTGTATGCCCCATTGAGATCAGTATTATCCATGGACTCTAGTGTAATTTTAGCCATTAGTACAGGCATCAAGATTGATTTCGCGTCTGTAATAGCATTCCCAGAAAACTCAAAATTAATCTGTAGCTCGAAATTTGCGTATGCATAAGCTTCAGCTTGAAGTAACCCATTCTGATCAAATCCCTCGACTGACCCTGCCATGGAAGGAGTAAAAGTGTAACCCGTGATAACGCATAATGCAGTTGCATCCAGTGTGGGCCAATCTGTATTTGTTCCATCATGTGTCGCTATGTTTCCAGAGATTCCGTATACTCTGGCTTTTGTTCCGTATAAAATACTCATTTTCTAATATGGTTTTGGTGTTTTGATTTGAATGGTTCCCGTGACCGTAAAACGCTCGACGAATCTTTGCTCTGAAGCTTCAGAATTAATTGCCATGTTGTAAAAGTTGCTAGTCGATCCATCCACTACTAGACAGTGCAAATCGTTCGCAATTTCCCAAGCAACATCTAATCCTGAAACGCCTTTACCCCATGGACCTGCATTGAATTGATCGTTCAATTGTAGCTCGATCAAGATACCCATTTGCCATGTGTCCCGATCAAGCTGAATGACTGATCCAGTTTTAATAATAATTCCAAAACCAACTTTTTTGAGACCTGCTTCAAGCTCATTGGTAAGATTCGATCCCCTCCAAAGTTGAATAGGGATTGCACCAGATTCGTCAATGCTATTTGCGACCATTGGGATCTTGCTGATCCTGTCGTAAACAGATTGCTGAATTTGGTGGAAGATATTCATCAGTAATTTATGTGGTCAATGGACCCACCAGCAAACTCGTAATGCGCCCTCGACTCACTGTCTGGAATTAATGGTTCAGCAATTCCGAAGTTCCCTTGAGCTACATCCCGAAGCCTTTGCATTGCTTCATCATAACTGGTTCGACGTTGCTCCCCTATGTCCAAGAGATCACCACCAAGACGCTTCCAAACCTCTACCACTAAAAGATCAAGGGTAGTGCTGACCAAGCTTTCAGGGACGGTCCCTGAAGGTCCAAGCGTGTATCGACCTGATGCATCAATGTAGCCACGCACCATGTTAGTCGTCCGTGTAATTGCAGGTGCAATCAAATCTTCAAAAGGTGGTTCAGTCATGATGCCAACCCCTTGATCATTTTCAATTAACTCAGCTTGATCCGTTTGAATGATCGTGCCGATTTGCTTTTGAAGTCGAGCAACAGACTCAACCTCAGAAGCAGCCATGACCTGATACATGTCATTAGTTGTGAGCGTTACCCAAGCCATATCAAACTAGATCTAAAAGTTTTCTGATGATTGCAAAAGTGCCGTTTTTCTTTTGGGTTTTCTGCATACCCTTCAGCAATCCATTAACATCAATTTTGTTTTTGCGAAGTTCTTCCTTGAATTGATTACCTGCATCCAATGCAGACAAGGTTGCATTCTTATATTTTTTACCACGAACCATTGCCCCGATGCTTAAAATGCTCATTGCGACGAAAGTAATCAATGATCCAAATGGAACCCCAATTTGCTTGGGCAACTCAGCAACTGCTTTTGTTCTTGAGCTTACAACCCAATTTGTTTTGGTAATGACAACTTGAGCAGGACCAACAGCAGTGTTCACCGTATTAGTTTCAAAAGACAGTTCAGGAGTGTAGACTCGATCACTTAAGCTCTCAAGTTGAGCGCATCCCGTAAAAAGAAGCAGCCCCGTCAATGAACCAATGACAATTGTTCTCTTATTCATTATCTCTTCGATTGTAATCTCTGTAAGCGTGCAGGGTCTTAATCACTGCATAAGCAAGCGAAGCCAACCCGATCCCAATTTGAATAAATACATTAATTTCTGTGAGTGTCACAGTTACCCCCAAAGCACTCACCAGACCCAGCTTTATATGCTCTGCCCAATTGCCCATGGTTATTCTTTCAAGCCCAAATTCTTTGTGGGTGATCAGGATAGACTTTAAAAGGTTCCAGTGTAGAACCGTCCTCACCTACCAGCCTCACGTTCACAAAGTAACCCTCCTCGTAAACAGCAGGAGTTAGCTCGTGGCCCTCGTCATCAAACGTAGCTGGAGTCAGCACGACCTTCGGCAGGATGTCCGTGTTCCTGAAGTTTTGACGCTTCTCCCACTTGATCGGCACTGGATTGTCTGGATCTGTGCGGTCCCACTCAATCGGCACCTCGGTATACAAGACTGAATCAGCTTCTGCTTCGTCCGCGAATTTTAGGTAGTAGTCAGTAAATGTCATATGATTCGTTAGTCAGTTGATTTTAGGAAGTGATTGCTTGCAGTTCAGTGTCGGAGAGAGCGACATTGTAAAGTGCGAGTCGCTTGATGTGACCGTCGAGAGGTTGATTAGTGCCGCTACCTCCAATCTTTAACGTGCCTCCAGTCAATTCTGGAAATGATTGACTTGTGTCTGTTGTTGGAGATGCTCCGTTGCGAGTTGCCGCTATGTCATTGACCCCGAAAGAAAGCGCAGAAATTCCGTCCGCAGAAGTTTGCGTTAAAATGCTAGTCTGACCACCTCCTATAACCGCTCCCAATCGGCTGCTACTACTGTTACCGTAAAGCGTGACTTGATTGCTACTGTCAGTTATAAGAGACGCCGCTTGCCTAAAGTCATCGGCTACACTCGCCGTCTCCGAAACCAGTGTTACTTCTCCACCGCTATAATTTATTTGTGACAAAGCAACTGAGCAAGAGTCAGCGGATTTCGTCGTTTGCGAACCCTCCGCTTTGAGGTATGACATGCTACTGGATGTTTGCGTCAGATTAGCTCCCCACAAAAGCACGGAACCGTAACCATTGCCGGTGTAGCCGTGACTAACACCGTTTGACGTGTAAAAGTTTATCGAATTGGCCGCGTTAGTGACGGTTGTAAACGTGAGTTGCAACCGGTACCAACCGTTGCCGCAGTCATTCGACGAAAATGAACCACTGCCAGAGCTGGATGTCACAGACCCGTCTGTGAGGTCGAACGTCCCGAGTGTGCTTGCACCGCCAATGTTCGTCCAAATCGTGACATGATTTCTTCCGGCCGCTTTAGCGTAGATTGTAGCTGTATAAGTCTGCCCTACGGAAACTGAGGAAAGTGGGTGCTGATA